TGAAGCTGGTAAGATTGCTCTCCGTAGTAATTATAGAGCAGCGAGTTATAATGCTCAGTTCTTTGAGAATGGGGCTGTTCCTGGTGGTATCCTCCAAACTGATAAACAACTTTCCAAAGCATCCTTTGAACGTACTAAAGCGCAGATAAATCAAGAATATGGAGTAAAGCAGGGAAATGCACATCGTTTAATGGTATTGGAACAAGGTTTGAAGTGGGCTGCAACTGGTATTACTCAAAGAGATATGGAATTTGTTGATTTATACCGTTTGAGTCAAGAAGAAATCATGCAGATTTATGGTATGAAGAAAGTTATCATATCTGCCTTTACTGGTGGTGCTAATAGAGCTACAGCACAGGAAGAAAGAAAAGAATGGTGGCATGGTACTTGTATGCCACTGATGCGTAACCTAATGGAGATTATGACCTGGGGCTTGTTTGTAGCTCATAATCTACCTTTTCAAATGTTCTTTGATATTTCATCTGTTGAAGCCTTAGCTGATGCGTTTTCAGATAAAGCCAAAACTGCTGAAATAATGCTACGTCTTGGATTTACTCGAAATGAAGTAAATGATAGATTAGAACTTGGTTTTCCAAGAGTACCTTGGGGTGATGTGGCTTATATGCCTGTTAATATGATGCCTGTTAACCTTACTGATGGTGATATTCAACCCGGAGGACACGGGGGCCAAGATGGGGATAATCCTAATCCTCAGAACCCACAAGATAACCCTGGAGGTTCACCAGAGGAACCTGATGTAGCTCCTGACGATACTTCTGGTGATGTTGGTTCAGATTCTACAGCGAGTGTACGTAATCCTGCTAAGGAAGCTCTGCTATTGAATCGTTGGAAACAGTTAACTCATATGACTACCCAATTTGAGGAACAAATGAGAGGTAAAGTTGAGAGAGTCTTTTTCGAAATGCGTAAGGAGACATTGGACACATTCAATAAAGATAAAGCAATTGAAGACCTCGAAAGGATGTCATATGACACCCAAAAGGGGTCATTACTCAAATTTGCTTCTCCGATTCTGGCGGGAGCAGCAATGGCTGGTGCAGTTTCAGCCGAACAAGAGTTTGATATGGACTCCAAAAAATTAGATAATGAAGCAATGGTGCTGAACTTTCTTAATACTCGCACCATTACTTTAAGAAGTATTGTTGATACTGTAAAATCTGATGTAATTGACAACTTACGTCAAGCTATACTTACAGATTCCGATACTGAAAAAGCTATTAGAGATGCTTTTAATAGTGCAAAGAATAGAAGTAAAACTATTGCAAGAACGGAAGTTATGAGTGCGTTTAACTTTGGAAGACACTCTGTTATCATGCGCTCACCGTTTTCATTGAAAGAGTGGTATTCACCGTTTGGTGAATCACGACATTCTACTATGAATGGAAAACAAGTAGGCATAACAGAACATTGGCAAATGCCCGATGGAAGTACAATGGCTTATCCGACTGATATGGCTGGTGGCGTAAAGCAATGTGTCAACTGCCGTTGTGTCGAGTTCATAGTTAACTAATGGAGGTTATTTAGATGGCATATGTGATTAAGAATGCTAACGATGAAATCATCAAGCACGATGGCATTGAAGTGTTTATGACTATCATGAACAACTGTGTGAAGGGTGTAAATATGGCTACCCGCACACTTGACATGATAGGCTCAGACGAAACTGTTGACCGTGATGGTGACATACTGACAGTGAGTGGATGGGATTTGAAGAACTTCCTTAACAATCCTGTTTTCTTGTGGAGTCACCAATATTCCGGGCCTGAATCTGTTCCCTTGGCCCGTGCTATTAAAGTGGTAAAGAAACGTAGTCCTGGTTCGTTACAATTTACCATGCAATTTCCAACAGAAGGTATTAACCCCTTTGCTGATATGATTCTCAATCTTTATAATGAGAAGATTATCAATGCAAGCTCTGTAGGTTTTATTCCCCGTGAATGGGAACCTGTTGATGGTAGTTCAGAAGAATCTTTCTTCTATGGTGGAGGAAGACGTTTCTTGAAACAAGAACTCTTGGAACTTTCTGGATGTGCCGTTCCATGTAATCCTGCTGCATTGCAAAATGCAGTTAAAGGTTTTGTGCATCCCCAATCACCCAAGGAATATGTAGGTAAAGTAGTGAATTGGTTGATGGGTAAAACTGCTCCAGACGCTAAATTGATTGGTGTGGATGAAGTGGAATTAAATGGTGAACTGCAAGAAATGAAATGTGTTGTGGAGGAAGAAGGCCCAACAATGGTGCAAGTTCCAGACAATATTGATATGGTGACTACTGAAAAAGTAGCCTCACAAGGGGTTGACAACACTGAAGAAAAAGATTATAATTTAAAGAACGATGTTGACTGTGTTGTAACAACTCCCGAAACAACTTGTAAAGGGGATGAAATGACAATAAAATATAATTTTGAAGGCATTGAAGTTGTGGACATGAAAGATGTTGAGATTACATATTTCAAGGCAACCAAAAGTGCTGAAAATGAAGTAACCTTTGAACCCGTAGACCCAAAAGACCTGGAAAGTAAAGTTGACTTGGAAGGTAAACTTGCTTTGGTCTTTGGTCAAAATATAACGGTGGTTGAACCAAAAGAGTTAGTTGAGCTATTGGGCATCCCCCAACCTTCCACAGAAGCTACTCCTGCCAAGGAAGAAGAAGCTCCTGAGACTCCTGTAGTACCTCCCTTGGACACAAAAAAACTGTTAGACAGTCTTAAAGCACTGTCTCAATCTCTACCGGAGGTTAAATAACTATGGCTGATACTATTGAAAAAGACCCCATTGCTGAATTGCAAGCAGTTATTGACGAAATTGCACAAAAAGTAGTTGGGCTTAATGGACTGAAAGAAAAGCAGGAAGAAATCGAAGCGGCTTTGGCTGCTCATAAAGAAATAACTTCCAAGGGCTTTCCTCTGCCTACCTTTGATGCGAAAGAAGGCGAAGACATTTATTGTGGATTCTCTCTGGCTCACCAAGGAAAACAACTTGTACAAAAGTATGATGGTGTAGGGTATCGTATGGATGAAGCTACCAAGAACGAAGTAGCAAAAGTTCTTTTGCTTTTCGTTAAGGGTGGAATTATGCTTGACCCATTTGCGGCACGTGAATACAAAGACAAGTATCGCTTGTCTGCCGAAGCCAAAACCGTAGTTGGTGATGGCGGGAACGTGTTCCCTGTCCCTGAAATCCTTGAAACCCAAATCCTTATGTATGCTAAGGAAAAGTCAGTTCTTCTACGTGATGCTACTGTAGTTGATATGACCAGTATCAAACAATACTGGCCTATTGAAACTGGACAATCCAGTGTTGCATGGGGTAACACTACCAGTGAATCTGAACCTACCATTGATGAATTCGAACTGAATGCGGAAGAACTATCCGCATACGCTGCGGTTCGTAATCACCAATTGGCTGATGCCCGTTCTGACATTGTTGGATGGTTGCTATTGAATATGGCTACCGCTTGTGGTCTTGAAATTGACCGTGTTGGTTTCATTGGTCGTGCATCTGGTGGAAGTGACCCCTTTGATGGTATTCACTCTGCCAATAACACTGCTGTTAAGAACGTGACAATGGGTGCTGGTGAACGTTTTGCAGACATTAATGATGATTATATTTCTCAATTGATTGTGCAACTTCCTGGCCTACGTAAAGCTGGCGCACAGTTCTATATGAACGGTGCTGTACAGCATTATGTACGTATGATTAAAGACGGTGTTGGTTCTCCTATCTTCATGCCAGCTAACATTGCTGCCGGAACTCCTGCAACTCTGTTTGGTTATCCTGTGAATGAATGTGTGCAAATGCCTACCACTGATTCCAGTGGCAGCTTGTCCATGATTCTTGGTAATATGAAGAACCTGTTCATCGGACGTAGACTTGACTCTACTGCTCTTATCGTTGACCCGTATGGGCTATTCACAACCAACAGAACCCGCTTTAAGATTTACCAAAGATGGGCTGTTGGGGTGGCTTTGCAAGAAGCCTTCGTGAAGTTGCTTAACGGTAGCTAAACCCTGATTTGAATGGGGAGGGTAACTCCCTCCCCTTTCTTGTATGGAGGAATGATTAATGCCGACTCAAACTTTTACAGAAAGAAAAGCAATTCCGCAAAAGAACTCCAAGTGGGGTGTTATTTCTTTAGAAGCAGATGGTACAACTTATGCTTTGGCTGGTGGAACTGTCTACGCAACCCAAGCATTGGCAAAGACTGCTTTGTTAGCTCTTACTCCCACTGCAAATGTAACTTATTGGGTAGCTAAGATTAAGTTTGTTACTCAGATTGCGGAAGTATATGCTTAAACCCAATGTGGTAAGGGTTACTTATTGTTGTAACCGATGTGGGTATCAAACTGATTACAAACCAGTTATATGCCCAAAATGTAATTATAGAACTCAGTTCTTGGTTGATATGACCCCCAAGGTGGTAACAAAATGATTTTTGCAACCTTAGAAGATATAAAGAACACTAATGACCCGGTTATTACAGTTACAGACTTTGATGAAGTCTTAAGTATGATTATGGCGGGATTAGGTGAAGTGTTCTCTAAGCAC